TAGCGCTTGCGGCCATTCCGAGGCTCCCAATAAAAAACCCGCCTGAGCGGGTCTTTGACTATTTCTTTTCGTGGAAAACAGCGAGTGCCGCTGATTCCATCCTGCGCAATCCGGCAAATATATCGGCATGCTGCGTGCTATCGGCCACTGTCACAGATAGCGTCGCGAGAACGGCTTCATAACGCAGACCCTGTCGAATCACCGGACCCATGCCGGCAATGCAGTTCCATTGCGTCGCACAGGTCAAAAACAGCACTACCGCCGGCCAGTTTTCGGGCCATACCTCAAAATCGTCGGATTGCTCTTCGTCGTCGTTATCGTCATACTCTCCGAGCAATTCACGGCGCTGTTCCGCCGATACGCCGAATTGCTTCAGATCCTCGGCCAGGCCACCGACCGAAGATTGTCCGCCGCGCGCCCAAAATTGCGCGGCGTCCGTTAGTTTTTTACCTTTGTTCCAAACTCGTATTCGCTGACGGCCTTGTTGATGCCGACGATCAGCGCGGGACCGGTGACAGATCGGCACGCTTTGCGTAGGTTTGGAATCGAAAAAGGCAGCGCATTGCCGTCCGCATCGGATACGCCGCTCCAGCCGACCATGATGTCCTTGATACGGTCCACAAAGTTTTCTACCCACTCGGCCGGGTCGGAATCTTCCGCCTGTTTCGCCGCATCGTCTCGATCGTCCTGGTTGCGGCGCTTGAACATGCCGGTGAATTCAAATTTGCGGATCTTGCCGCCGTCTGCAGGTACGCCGACCGATACCGGCCATTCGATTGTGTCCGGCGCCTGGTCAATGATTTTGAACATGGTTTTCCTTGAATTGAATTGAAAAAGCCCGCCGATGCGGGCCTTTTATCTGTTAGCTGGGAAGGGCTTTTTAAAACACGCAAAAAACAACTTCATCATTTCCGACATCGGGAATAAAGTCGGCTTTGGTCTGCAACATTTGAATGCCGTTTTTGTCGGAATATGTCGGCGTCATGATTTGCATTGCCGGCGCATCGACCTTGACCCGATTGCCGGCCACGGTGCCATGCGTGATCGAGAATGCGCCGAGCGCGACCGATTGGATCGCGGTCCACCAATCCTTCTGTGCCACGGTGGTCGCGCGCTGCGTGATCGATCCGGACGGTTTGCGGTCCGTGATCTGCACATCTTCCGAGCCAATATAGGAATTGAAATTAACGACATTGGCCATGTCGATCGACAGATCGGACAAGATGCTGCTGGCATACCCCATCACGACCGGGCGCACGGTGTTTTCGTTGTTGACCGCCAGCGGCGTCTGGAATGCGGAAAAGACCGGTACCGGAGCCGCGGCGTCGGCTACCGGCACAAACAAGCCTTGATAGGTAAATTTCAGTTTCGGCAGGGCTAGGGCCGCCATGCTGAGCGAGACGCTGCCGCGAGCGCCGAGCATTTTGTGCATTACTCCGTCGACGTTGAAATAATGCGTGATCGACTCGAACGCAGCGGAGATTGGCCGGTAAATAGCCTGGGCGTCGATTGAATAGGTGGTGGTGGCGTCCGGCGCGACGGCCAATGTGGTGGTGAGCGTCGCGACTTTTGTCGCGCCTACATACGACTTGATCACAGCCCATTGGCCGGGCCCGGTGCCGGCAATGGTGCGAATCGTCATGCCGTTATAGGTGCTGTCGACGGCGGATGCTCCGGCGGCTAGTGTAATCGTGGTTGTAGATCCGGCGGCGGCGGTGCCGGTTTGCGCGGCGGCCAGCAAGGTTTCGGAAAAACCGCAAGCGCGCATTTGCGGACCCCACGGCGGCGCCGTGCCTGGCGTCGCGGTACCGGCCAGTTCGACTTCAAAATCCAGCTTGGAATAGATCGCGGCCAGGATCTGCGGATCGTTGCCGAGATACGGCTTGATGTTGGCGCGCGCGACCATGGTCGCTTCCATCGGCGTCACTGTAGGCGCGCTGATAAGCATGGCGTTAGCGGCGCCGGTTGGTACCGGGTCGGTGCCATAGGTCACCTCGATTTTAGAAACGAGGACACGTTTGTTGGTCAGCAAAGTCATGGTGGTTTACTCCTTTTCGGCGGTTGAGTTGTCAGCCGCCGTTGCGAGATCCGGCGCTGCGGGTTGTGAAACTGGCTGTTCGTCCGTCCGTTTCACTCGGGCGGATGAAAAAGAACCCGCCGTGGCGGGTGCGGATGCAGGGGGCGTTGGCGCGCTGGGTGGCGGCGTGGCCGATGCTTCCGCCGTCCGCTCGATCAATTGCTTGTTGCCGGCCTCGTCAATGCGGTAACTGCCGCCCTGCCCTGCGTATTGTTCGTCGGTCATGGTGTTTTCTCCAAAAAGTTACGCGGAAAGACTGTCCGGAATAGTCCGGTACAGCAGCGTGTAGTGAGTGGCCATCAAGCAGGCCGAAGTATCGGTCCCGGAAAACTTGGGCTCATCGGTCTGCCCTTCCAGTACGCGCATCAGGTTGGCCGCGGTGAAGTGCATCACCAGCGGGTGCACCACTTCCATTACTTCGTCGGCGACCTGGTCCGGCACGGCGCTGCGCGTGATGACGCTAATCAATATCTCGCAGGTGCGGTCGGTGACGCCGGTCATTGAGTTGTCCGGATCTTCCTTGCCGCGGTGGACCACGACAACCGAACCTTCCTCATAGGCGAATGCGACAACCAGCGAGCGCTCTACCATAGCCGGGAAGCCCGGCGTGGCTTTGAACAGGGCGATCAGCGCCTGAATATAGGTTTCACGCAACGTCATGGTTTGACCTTTTCCAGTTGGGCAAAGACGAAAGTGCCGTTGCCCAAGGCTTGCGGCGTCTGTCCTACCCGATAATTGACGCCCTTGATCTGCAACACATAGTCGCGCTTCAAGGTCACGTCCGCGCTTTGGTATTCGATGCTGTAATCGGTGGCACTGACCAGGCCGTCCAGCACAATCTGATCCGGTTGTTTAAAGCCAACGTCGAATATGACCAGCGGGCCAATCGACGGTTGATAGCGGGCCTCGCACAGCATTCCGGCCTCCTTAAATGCCGGCCAAAAAACGGAAGTGTCAAAGTCCATGCGATTCGGGCGGGTTGCCCCGCCCGTCCTGTTGTGTCAGACGATTACGGCAGGATGATGCCGACCAGGCGGAGTTCGGCCAGCAAGGTGTTGATCGTCGCCTTGCATTGATTGGCCAGTGCTTCGGATGTGGCCAAGTCGGTGGCTGCGGCCGTGGCAATATCTGCCACCGCGGCCTGCGGTCCTTTCGCTTCACCCGGAACGCTTTCGTTCAGCATCACAACACCGGTCGCCGATGGATTAGCTGCCGCCACTGCTGCCGCACCGATCAAAATACCGGTCGTGCCATCGCTGTCGCAGCGCTTGTTGACGTTGTCCCAGTAAATCTTTTGGCCCTGGGTCCATGCTTGCGCGCTGGTTTTGGCGAGCGTGAACACGCCTTCGGTGCAGCCGACAACCGCCGCGCCCGAGAGCGCATCGTCCACGGCTACCCCGAAAATGAAGCCGACCAAAAATCCGGCGCCGGCCACGACGTCATAAGGCGCAACCAGGTCAAGGTTCTCGCCGTCCTGTACATAATTTTTCATGTCAATCCTTTCGAAAATTCAGTTGTGAATCCAGGTGTAGGGCTGGCGGTGCCGATGCACCGCCAGCCATCTCACTGCTGCGGAGGTTATGCTTGCTTAGGCGCCCGGGTTGCTCCACATGCCGCGCCAGTCGATCGCTTTGGCAGCAAACACGTGACGCGCCTTGATCTGCAAGCCGTCGACCTCGAAGCCGAGGCGCGTTTCGGTATACAGCCCTTGCTCACCTTCCAGGTACGCATACTCGATCGTGTCGATCATGGACGGCGTAGCGGACAGGTACCATTGGTTGCCGGCGACGCGCGGATCCACGACAACCGTCAAGCTGGTGTTGTAGTTCGGCGCGATATCGGACTGCTTGGTGGCGACGAACGAGGCCGACGTGTACTTGTTGGCTTCGCTTTCCTTGTCCGGACCGACGATCAAGAAATCCGGCGTCACGTTCAACACGCGACCCTTCAGGCCTTTCTGCTTGCGCATGCCGGCCCGGCCCGCACCCAGGGTTACGTCGGTGATCGCGCCGGCGCCCGCCAGATTGGCGTGCGTGGCGTGGAACAGCGCGACCGTGTCGGACATCGCGGCATTGGTGCTGAGGATGCCGTACACGATGTCGCCTTCCAGCGCTGCGGCTTCGGCAGCCAACGCGCTCGGGATCCGATTGAATGCTGACAGATCGTCATTGATGATAGATTCCCAGTCGATCGACACGATGCCGCCGAACTTGCCGAGTGCGTACTTCTCGGCCGAATCACCGAATGTCAGCATCTTGTATTCGCCGCCCGGGTTGACGCTCTGGAAGGCGGACGATTCCGACAGCTGGGTGCGCGCGACCTGGCGGAAGTCTGGTGCGGTGGCTTCGCGGGCCCAACCGGTGAAGGTGCGCGGCTGCAGCAGATAGGCGGTGCGCAGTGTGCGGTTGACGGTGCTGGCGAGGATCTGCGGGAAATCCGTGGTCCCCATCATGCCGGCACGCGATTGCAGGTCCCGGTTCAGATTGAGCGCCATCACGGCAACCTCGCGCCGCGACAGGCCGCGTGTATTGCCGCCGGCAGCATCGATCGACAAACGCGCCATGTCGATCATGTTCAAACCGCGGTATTGACGTGCGGCGCCCAAGCGTGCGGCATCGCTATTCACGTCCGCGTTGTTCGGACTGGCGCGCAGGATGATCGCGTCGGACAGCGCCTGGCGACGTTGGTCCGTTTCGTCATTGATGGTCTGAATCGCAGCAGCACTGCGGGTTGGTGTCGCTGCGTCGCGTTTCGCCTTTTCGCGCAGTACTGCGAGTCCGGCTTCGGCAACAGTTAGTTCGCGCTGTCCGATCAATTGATCAGCGTAGGTGGTTTCGAGTCCGCCGAGCTGCACGGCTTCGCGGATGCCTGCGATGCGGTCCCTTTCCTGACGCGCGCCTTCGACAAGGGCATCGGCCAATGCGCGGGCATTGGCTTGCTGGTCTTGCACTGGGGAAGCGGCCGTGTTCGCCGCCGGGTTGATGACGGTATCATCGTCCATGGTGTTTGCCTTTCTAGCGTGGTTACCGGCGGCTGCCGGCGGTTGAGAAACGTTGGTGCTACGGGTGGTGAACTTGCACGGGGCGGTACGGCCGGTCGGCCCTTTGTTCGGGTGATTCGGATCGTCGCTTCGCACGCCGCAGTCGGCATCGGCGCCGACCGGGACCAGCGAGATTTCTGCAGGTTCCCAGTCGATCGCGCGGTAGATCCACGGCTGGCCATCGACAGTCGGCGGTATCCGGTCATATTCGAATACGTTGTAGCCGACCGAGACGTTACCGATGATGCCGTCCTGGACATCCTGGAAGAACGGCTGCACGTCGTCACGCTTGGAAAACTCGGCAGTAGCAACGCCTTGCGCGGCTTCGAGCGACGCGCTGCGGATCACCCCCATCACGTCAGACAAGTCATAGCGCCCATGTGTATTGAGCAGTGGCGCGCGGCCGGACTGCAGGCGACCCATGCGCACATGCGCCGGATCCATGCTCAACTCTTCCATGTAGTAGCGATCGTTGTACCAGTCGTAACGCTGGACGCCGGCGCCGGTAGTCCAGACCAGATTGGCAGTGCGGGCAGCGGCATCGACGGCGGTGACGGGCGCCAGGCGCGTCATCATCGGCATTTGCAGCGTTTCGACTTTGCGGACGATTGGTTTCATATTTGCCTCAATAAAAAGCCCCGCTCGGTTTGCACCGGCGGGGCGTGAAGGTGGTTTGGTTGGTTATGCTGGGGCGATCAGTTCTGCAGTGGTAGCCGGATCGATCAAGCGCTTGGCGACTGCGGCGTCGGAGTCGGTCAGAATGCCGTATTTCTTCAGCGTTTCGCGCTCGGCAAATATCTCGGCGAATACCTCATCCGGATCGTCGCCGCGCTCGCGGATCGCTTCGGAGATACTTTGCAGGCCGCCCCTGATCGCTTCCTTGGTACCCAGCACATCCTTGAGCGGATCGACCCACTGCAGACGCGGCATGGTCCACTTGAAGCGCACTGGCGTCTTGCGCGTGGCGCCGGCTAGCTTGGCGTCGGCCTGGAAACGCATTGCGATCGGATTCAGCACCATCGGCTTCAGTGCCAGCCATTGCTCGGCCTTGATCAGTTGCCGGAACTCGACCAGGCCGGCGCGGTAGCTGCTGAAATTGAACTTGTTCAAATCCCCCGTCATCTGCGAATACATGACGCCGGCGCCGGCGGCGATCGCGTGAAGTTGCGTTGTCGTGTACTCGCCATAACCGCCGCCGGATGACGGATTGCCGAACTCGACCCCTTCGGCATTCGAGATGTATTTGATCATGCCGGGTGAGACCTTTTCCTGCACGGGACCGGCGGCGTCGGTTTTCGTTTGCCCGATATGCTGCGCCGTGTCGTCGGTTCGCACGAATGCGACAAAGCAGGCCTCGATTTTCTTGCGCACCAGCTCCGCTTGCTCATAGTCGGCCAGGTCGCGCAAGCGTAGCAGCGCGACCGCCATCTCAGGCATGCCGCGCGTCTGCGTCGGGCGGCGCTTGCGGTAGTAGTGCAGCACTTCGGAGGCCGGCACGCGCTTGCTTTCGAACCGCTGCAATGCAAAGCTGGCGACCTCGCCAGGATGGATCGGCCACAGCCAGTACGCGACGCGCTGGCCGATCAGGTTGTACTCGACGCCGTAGATCGCATAGTTGCCGTTGTCCAGCGGACCGATCTTGGTTTGATCCAGGTGGTCCGGCTCCAATACCTGGATCTGCAGCGGGACCTTGTAGCCATCGTCTGGCAAACGCTGCCGAAAGCGGATGATGACTTCGCCGCTTTCGTGGCGCGTGCGCACCGCGAGTTCGATCAAGCCGCTGAAATCGAGCTGACCGTCGGCATCGCAATATTCGCACCAGTCATCCCACAGCGCCTGGTCCGGCGCCTTGCCGATAATGCCGTCGCCGACCGTGTTGGTCACCAGCGCATCCAGCGCCCTGGACGCATACTCGTTATTGCGCACCACATCACGGCAGCGGTTGCGCACTCGCAGTAGCGCGGAGCCGACTTCGACATTCGCGCTGCCGGCGCCGGCGACCCAGCCGTCGGTGCGGCGTCCGACCTTGGCGGCGTCGTAGCCGCGCACGATCTCTAGCGCATTGCGCGCCTGGGCGCGCTTGACGCCAGACATCGGGTTGACGTAGCTGATGATCCGGTCGAAAAAATTCATATCAGCCCCGGTTGAACACGGCGACGGTGGCCGGTCCGCGATTGGTGAGCGCTGGGGCTGACAGTAGTCCGGCTGCGGTCAGATCGCCACGCACCAGGTCGCGCGCTTTCAACAGGTCGGCCATGTTGCGGTATTCGACAATCTTGCCGTCATAGGTGATCTTGAGCGTGCCGGAGGCGATCGCGCCTTCGATCGCTGCCAGTTGGTTGAGTGTGAATGCCATGGTTTCAGTCCAGCCAGTTGTCGGTGTCGCCTAGCCAGTGTGCGTCGGACTGTTCCGGGCCGGCTTTGGCGACAGGTTGTTTCGGTGCAGACGCCTGCAATACCCTCGGCGCCTGCGGTGCGTTCTCTTCGGTTGCTGCAGCCGCGGCGCTTTCCGGCGCATCCGGCAACTTGGCCGCAAACAGGTCAGGCGTGCGCGGTTCGATCATCTGGCGCAGATGCTCCCAGTCGGCCGCCTGCAGACGGTTGATGCGCACCGTCGGGTGACAGGCCGCAGCGTACGAATACACCCAGGTGTCGAGCGCTTCATTGCGTTGCCGGATCTTGACCCACCTTCCGCCACGCTCGTCAAACACTTCCGCTGTCAGTTGCTCGTAGTACTCGTCGGGCAGGCCGGCCGGGAATCGCACCATGCGGCTGTTGATTTCCAGTTCCAGATCTCCCTCAAGCCGGGCGAACAGCGCGTTTTTTACCGTGTCGGTGCCGACCATCCACAGCAGCACCCCTTTGGGCTGCACGTCGCCTTTCGCATTCTTCACGTCCTGCTTGGTCGGACGCGACAGGATCGGACGGTTCGCGATCTTCGCGCCCTTGACTGCAATGACCCGATCATGCCGATGCTGGCGCACGTAGTTGTAGACCCGGTGCGTCGCGTAACCGGTGTCGATCGCCGTCATCGAGACGCGCAGGTCGACACCGTAACGATTGCGCACTGGACGGTTGCGGTACTCGGTCAACGCCTCCCACACCGCGCTTTGCTCCGGACTGCCGGAAATTTCCAGGCTGTCGATCACCGCGCTGCGCTCGTTCTCACCCCATCCGACCATCGTCAACGCGATACGGTCCTTTTGCACGTCGACGCCGACCGTCAGCACCAGGATGCCATCGAGCAGCGTGCGCAACGGCCATTGTTCAGCGCGCAGCTTGAGATCGACGCCCTTTACGCGGTCGGCGTGGTCTTCGTACGGCTCGCCCTTTTGCAGGTTGATGAACGGCTGCAGCTTGGCACGGTCGCGGCAGGCGATCAGCCATTTGGCGGCAATCGCCGGCCAGGATAGGCCAAGGCCGATCGGCGAGTACAGCGCGTTGATGTGGTAGCCCAGCCGCTTGCGTTCCGGTAACCGGTGCCGCCATTCCGCTCCGTTCTCTGGCGCGATCATCCAGGTCTTGAAGCGTTCCTCGATCGCTTCGCCGCAGCACTGGCACATGTAGACAGCAGTTTCCGGCTTGTGAATCTTCTGGCCCGCATCATCAACGCCCTTTTCCCAAACCAGATGCTCGAACTGCAATACCTGCAGCTCGGCGCAATGCGGGCATGCCACCCAGTACTGTGCTTGCGTCGACGCGTCATACTCTTTCGCGATATGCGACGATTCTTTACGCCCTGGCGTGCTGGCCTTGTAGCGTTTAGCGCGTGGGAAGGTCACCGTGCGCTGTTCGGATAGCGAGATCGGATCGCCCTCTTCCTCAACGTCGCTCGGATAACGGTCGGTCTCATCGAGCGCCAGGTCCTTGATCGGCATCGACGCCAACGAGCTGGCGGCGTTCGACCCGGTCATCACCAACATGCCGCCTGGAAAATCCTTCACCAGCGTGGTGTTGCCGCTATCGCGCGAGCGGGACGGCGGAATCTTTTCCCGCAATCGGCTCGACAACTCGATCATCGGCGCGATTCGTTGCTTGCTGTACTTCTCGGCTGTGTCGACCGTCGGCTGCACAACCAACATCGGCGCGGGCGCGTGATCGACCACGTAGCCGATCCAGTTCAGCAGTACTTCAGTCTTGCCGATCTGCGATGCAGCCATGAAACAGATGTCGGTCGCCGGATGATGAACCGACAGCGCGTCCATGATCTCGCGCAGGTATGGCGTGCGCGACGTACGCCACGGGCCTGGCTCGGCCGCTCCCTTCGTTGGCAGCACCCGGTTACGATCAGCCCAGGCGCTGACGGTCAGTTGCTCAGGCAACGTCCAGGCGGCCTCCACCGCTGCCAACACAGCATCGTAGCCATCGAGCAGGTTCATGCGGTGACCTCGACGTTAGCCTGTTCGCGCAAGCGTTGGATTTCGCTGATCATCACTTCGCAGACGCGCTCGCATTCCAGCCGCAGCAGCTCATGCACTTTTAGCGGGTCCGATTCAGGCGCCAGTATTTGCGCCAGGCGATCCGGCAGTTGCAGCACCGCGGCGCGCGCGGCGGCATGCGTGTCGTGTACCGCTTTCATAGTCGGCCCAGCTTCGACGATCCGGCCCTGTGCCTTGCCCAACTCGATACGCCGGAGTTGCACAGCGACCTGTTCGTTCTCGGTGCGCGCCAGGTGATAGGCGCTGCTGCTGGGCTCCGACACGCCGCTCCTGGCTGGCGCCGGAACTTCCGCCGGAGAGAGTTTGGGAAGATCGCGCCCTTCCCGGTATGCGTTCCAGCGATCGCGCACACCTTGCTTGCTTGGATCGCCGCTGACATCGATCAAACGGAGTGAAGCATCAACATTCACCAGCCTGCCATCGTCTGACAACACCAGTTTTTTCAGGTCCTTCAGCTTCGTGACATAGCTCAAGCCGCAGCCATAGATTGTGGCGAACGCAGATTTAGAGACATATCCGTTCATCTGATTCACTTCACCCAATAAATGATTACACCTAACGATACTTCACTAACTTCACCCCCCTACAACAACCTAAACTACGAGGTTCGAATTACCA